CGACAGGTACAGCGACAGGCTTCGGCGCATCAATTATGATTATAGATGACTTAATTAAATCATCTATGGAAGCATATAATGCAGATGTGCTTGAAAAACATTGGCAATGGTTTACTAATACAATGCTTTCAAGACTTGAAGAACACGGCAAAATCATTATTGTAATGACAAGGTGGCACAGTCTTGACCTTGCAGGCAGAGCCTTAGAACATTACCAAAATATCGGTGTTAAGGTAAGACATATATCATATAAGGCAAAACAGGATGACGGCACAATGCTTTGTCCTGAGGTGCTGTCGCTTAAATCATATGAAAACAAGATAAAAGCAATGGGTGCTGACATTGCATCAGCTAACTATCAGCAAGAGCCTATCGATATTAAAGGCAGATTATACAGTAACTTTAAAACTTACGATAAACTGCCACTTGACGGCACAGGCAAGCCATTGTTTACGGATATACGTAACTATACCGATACAGCTGATGAGGGTAGTGACTACCTATGCAGTATATGTTACGGTGTCTATAACAAAGAAGCATATATCCTTGATATTTTATATACTAAGGACGGTATGGAAATAACCGAGCCGGCGACGGCAAAAATACTCATTGATAATAAGGTCAGAAATGCCGATATTGAAAGTAATAACGGTGGCAGGGGATTTGCTCGAAGTGTAAAAAGGATAATTGAGGAAAAATACCATAGTAATTATTGTAATATCCGACCTTTTCATCAGTCGCAAAATAAGAATGCAAGAATATTATCAAACAGCACTTGGGTAATGGAACATATTTACTTTCCGACTAATTGGAAAGACAGATTTCCTGATTTCTACGATTCAATGGTAAAGTATCAAAGAGAGGGTAAAAACGCTCACGATGATGCACAGGATGCTATAACAGGTGTTGCAGAAAAATGCAATGCAAAAAGTAATTTTAGTTTTGATTAAAGAGCAGAGGATAATACCTTTGCTCTTTTTGTTTGGGGTGATAAAAATATATGTTATTTAATTTCATAGCAAATGAAGATGCTTACGATAGACTGATTAGAGAGAATGCAACAGAACAGTTAACCGATAAGCAGTTTATTGAAAGAGAAATACGCAGATTTAAAATATCAATTAAGCGCCACGAAATGTATTGTGGCGAAAATTACTACAAAGGCAAACAAGATATTTTGCGTAGGAAAAGAACGGCGATAGGTGATGGCGGTAAGCTTGAAAGTGTGGATAATCTGCCTAATAATCGAATAGTTGATAATCAGTATCAAAAAATGGTAGACCAAAAGAATAATTTTCTCTTAGGCAATCCTATTACTGTTCAAGGCGATAATGAAGAATATATCAAGCTTCTGCAACAGCAATATTTTAACGCAAAGTTTTGCAGAACGCTTATAAACTGCGGCAAGGATTTAATTAACTGTGGTATCGGTTGGCTTTTTCCTTGTCATAATCAATTTGGCGAGCTTTATTTTAAGCGTATTAAGCCGTATGAGCTTATACCCGGTTGGAAAGATGCCGAGCATACCGAGCTTGACTATATGATACATATTTATCCTGTAGTGGTTTATGAGAAAAATTCAAGCGAGGATAAGGTAATAGAAAGGGTTGAGGTGTGCGATGAGGGCGGCATTACGTATTTTGAATTAACGGACGGTGGCAGTCTTATACCTGTTGCGCCTTTCCATTCAAATTATTTTGCTATGACTGACTGTGACGGCATAACAACCGAATATAATTGGCTAAAAATACCTTTTATTCCGTTTAAATTCAACGCTGAGGAAACACCACTGATAAGAAGAACAAAATCATTGCAGGATGCGATTAATACTATCGAATCTAATTTTCAAAATGCAATGGAAGAAGATGTAAGAAATACTATTCTTGTTCTTGTTAATTATGACGGAACAGACCTCGGCGAATTTAGGCGCAACCTTGCAACCTACGGCGCTGTTAAGGTTAATACTGCTGATGGTGGCGGCGGTGATGTTCGTACACTTCAAATTGAAGTGAAAGCCGAAAACTATAAAGCAATCTTGGATATACTCAAAAAAGCCTTGATTGAGAATGCTATGGGCTATGATGCTAAGGACGATAGGCTCGGCGGTAATGCTAACGAACTTAACATTCAGTCAATGTATTCGGATATCGACCTTGATGCTAACGGTACTGAAATTCAGCTACAAGCTGCTTTAGAGGAAATGCTTTGGTTTATAAATGCACATTTATATAATACTAATGTAGGCGATTTCAGCAATGAAACCGTCGATTTTATTTTCAACAGAAATGTGATGATTAACGAAAGTATTATTATCGAGAATTGTCAGAAGTCACAGGGTGTTATTTCGGACGAAACAATTATTGCTAAGCATCCGTGGGTGGATGACCCTCAAAAAGAGCTTGAACGCATTGAAGAGGAAAAGCAAAAGAACATTGAGCAGTATAGCAATGCCTTTAATAACAATCAAGATGACAACACAAATGATAATAGCGACGGTGATGAATAATGCCGAAGAAAAACCGAGAGTATTGGCAAGAAAGATATGAGCAGCTTGAAAAGTCAGCGCATTTGTATTCATTAAGTACATACGCTCAAATTGAGCCTGCATTCAAACAGGCACAAATGGAAATACAAAAGGATATTGATGCTTGGTACGGCAGAATTGCCGTTAATAACAATGTAACATTGCAAGAGGCTAAGAAGCTTTTAACGGCTGATGAATTGGCAGAGTTCAAGTGGGATGTAAACGAATACATTAAATACGGCAAAGAAAACGCTATAAATCATCAATGGGTTAAACAGCTTGAAAATGCTTCGTCTAAGTATCATATCAATAAGCTTGAAGCCTTAAAAATACGAACACAGCAAGCTGTTGAAAAGGCATTTGGCAATGAACTTGATGCTGTAGACAGTATGGCAAGAAAAGTTTATTCAAATTCGTATTATCATTCGATATTTGAAATGCAAAAAGGCTTTAATATGGGCAGAGAGATAGCCACTATTGATGAAAAGGCACTTGAAAAGATTATAACTAAGCCTTGGGCAGTTGACGGTAAAAACTTTTCAGACAGAATATGGCAGTCAAAGGCTCAGCTTGTCAATGAGTTACATAATCAGCTTACAAGGACTGTCCTACTCGGCAATAAGCCCGATTCAGCCATTAAGGCAATATCCGATAAGTTTAATGTATCAAAAAGTCAGGCAGCTAATCTTGTGATGACTGAGCAGACATATTTTCATTCTTTGGCGACTCACGATTCGTTTAAAAGTATGGGCATTGAACAGTATGAATTTCTTGCAACGCTTGATAAGAGAACTACGCAGATGTGTCGCTCAATGGACGGAGAGCATTTTCCTATGAGTGAATATATGCCGGGTGCAACAGCGCCGCCACTTCATCCAAGGTGTAGGAGCATAACCGTACCGTACTTTGATGACGAATACTCCGACCTTTTCAATAACGACTCAATGAGAGCCGCAAGGAACGAGGACGACAAAACTTACTATGTTCCTGCTGATATGACCTACAGAGAGTGGGAGAATTTATTTGTTGACAAAACTAAGAAGAATACTATAATAGAGGTAGGTGCAAAATCTCCATATAGTAATGAATTATTAAAATATAATGCGCAAGCACTATATAAAGTATTACTTAAAGATAAGTCAAATAAGATTAATGAGTGTTTGTCTAATGCTTGTAAAAATGTTGCCGAAGCAGGATATTTAGATGGAAACGAACATCTTATATTAATTGATTTGAAAACAGGTGATATAGCATATACAGAATTAGGGCAACCAATGGAAGTTGGTGGAGATGGCTTTTGGGATTTTGTGAAAAATAATAAAGGCAGTTATGCATTTGTTCATAACCATAATTCACCTGCTAATTTTAGTGAGACAGATTTACTAACTTTATCAGCTGATAATTGTATAAATATGTTTGTTATTTCAAGATATGATGGAACAATATCTGTTATTGAAAGCAATGGAATTATTAGACCTACACCTTTCTTTGATACATTATATTCCAAGGAATTAGATGAAATTAATTTAAAGGTAAGGAGAGGCGAATATACACCAGGGGAAAGAACATATTATAGAGAAACACTTATAGTTGAAAATGCAATACGAGATTTCACGAAAGGATTGATTGAATTTGAATAATGCGTCTGATTGGGCATCATTGGAAATGAAAAAAAATCCTTGGTGGCGAGATGATATGTCACCTGAGGAATATGATGCAGAACGAGAGTATTATGTGAAAAATTTTGATAATCTTGTTGTAAATGGATTATATAAACCGTTGTGGCAACAAAAAAATTAAAGCACTTTACATTTTTGTAAGGTGCTATTTTTATGCCCAAAATCAGTAATCGGAAGCTGACACTTAATTGTGTCGGCTTCTTTTTATATTGACCTGTCGGAAGTCGAGAAAAGCCGAAAATTCAAAATTCTGATGGTGAAAGAAACACCGAGAACAAACTGAAAGGAAGATTGATTATGAAAAGACAGTTTTTGGAAGAAATGGGACTTACCAAGGAGCAAGTTGATAAGATACTTGACGAAAACAGTCAAGATATCGGCAAGGCAAAAGGTGAAGTTACCAAAATTCAAGCAGACCTCGACACAGCAAAAAAAGAAGTTGAAAATCTGACTTCACAGCTTGGTGACCGAGATAAGCAACTTAAAGACCTTAAAAATTCAACAGATGATGTTGAGGGGCTTAAAACAAAGATTGCACAGCTTGAAGATGAAAACAAGAATGCGGCAGAGGCTCATAAAACCGAGATTAAGCAGTTGAAAATCAACTCGGCGGTAGAGGCAGCTCTTGTTTCGGCTAAAGCAAAGAACGCTAAGGCTGTTATGCCGTTTCTTAATCTTGATGATGCAGAGTTATCGGATGACGGCACGGTCAAAGGTCTTAAAGAACAAATCTCAAAGCTTATTAAGAGCGATGATACAAAATTCTTGTTTGCAGATTCAAAAACACAAATCAAAGGTGCTCAAATCGGCGAATCAGGCGACGATGACGGTGAGCATAAGGTAGACACCTCCAAAATGACATATACGGAAATGTGTGCTTACCTTGAACAACATCCTGATGCAAAAATTTAATTGTGAAAGGAATTATTAAAAATGGCAAAATTTGATTCAAAATCATTTAACCCACAGGCATTTGGCAAGTATGTAGACCGTGTGCCAAACCCAAAGAAGAAGGAGCTTGCAAAGTCAGGCGCTATCGGCTCAAACGAACAGGCAAGAGAGGCTTTGTCAAGTCAGACAGGCTCGCTTTATTGCAGAGTACCATATTACGGTACTATTTCAGGCAAAACCTCACAGAATAACACAGGCGCAACTGATATTGTGTCAAGCAATACCACTACATTCGAGCAGGGCTTCATTGTTGCTTCAAGAATGGACGGTTGGACAGAAAGAAGCTTCAGTAAGAACATTACAGCCGGTGTTGACTTTATGAACAATGTTGCCGAGCAGATTGCTGATTATAAGCTTGATGTTAAGCAGGACATCATTCTTGCAATCTTGAAAGGCATTTACAGTATGAGTACATCAGGCTCAACAGTTGCAGCAAAGGCTGCTAAAACCTTTATCGACAAACATACATATGATATTACTGCTAATGAGGGTGAGGATGCCTATGTAGGTGCTAAAACTCTTAATTCGGCTATGCAGAAAGCTTGTGGCGACAATAAGGATATTTTCAAGCTTGTAATTATGGACAGTACCATTGCTACAAATCTTGAAAACTTGCAACTTCTTAAATATTTTACTTATACAGATAAGGACGGCCTTACAAGAGAACTTGCCCTCGGCAGTTGGAACGGCAGAGCGGTACTCGTTGATGACGGTATGCCTACCGAGGATATTCCTGCTGTTAAGGCTGATGAAAGCAAAGGTATTAAGGCTGTTGAAGCTTATACTAAGCATACCTCTTATGTTCTTGGCTTAGGCTCAATTATTTGTGATGATATCGGCGATTCAGTTCCTTATGAAATGAGCCGTGACCCTAAAACAAACGGCGGTCAGGATACACTCTATACCCGTGACCGTTATATTTGCGGTGTTGACGGTATTTCATTTGAAAAGCCTGCATCTCTTACAGCTTCGGCATCTAACGATGACCTTTCTAACGGTGCAAATTGGTGCATTATTAACGACGGCACTGAGGCTATTGCTGATAAGGCAATCGCTATTACAAGAATTATCTCAAAGGGATAAGAGGGGGTTGTTAAATGACAACCGAGGTATCCGATACAATTCGTTCATTTATTAAGGCTATATCAGCCGTTCTTAACGATTCAGCCTTTGACGATGAGTTTATATTGCTTATCTTAAAAAGGCTTGAAACGTTGGGATACAAGCTTACTGTAAACGATAATAATGTGTGGCTTATTGCTTTTTCAATTAATGAGGTAGTAAGCCACATTAAAAATTTCTGTAATATCTCAGCAATACCTAAAGAACTCAATCATATTGTCATTGAAAGAGTGGCAGGTAAGGTTTTGTATAACCAAAAGTCAACAGGACAGTCGGACGATTTACCTATTGATTTGGAAACAGCGGTAAAATCAGTTCAAACAGGCGATACAAACGTTACCTTTGCCATAGGTGAGGGTTCTATGACTGATGAACAGCGCTTTGATGCGATTGTTTCTTCTTTACTTAATACAGGTGAGGGTGAATTGATATGCTTTCGCAAAATCAAATGGTAAGAAAAGCTATTGAAAGTACATATATTGGCAAATGCACGGTGATTGAGCATAAAAAGACTGTTAATGCTAATCATACAACTTCATTTAATGATGAAATTGTATATAAAGATGTGCCTTGCCGATTGTCTTTTAAAACGGCGAATCCTACGGCTCAAAGTGATTCGGTTAATTCTGTTGCGCAGATAATTAAGCTGTTTTTGCCGCCTGATTATTCTATTTCTCCCGGCTCAAAGATTGTTGTTACTCAAAACGGTGTTACTGCTGAATACAAAAATGCAGGACAACCGTTTATTTACGATTCGCACCAAGAAATTGAACTTGAATTATTTAAGGAGTGGGCATAATGAGTTGTGATACAAAGGCTTTTGAAGAACTTATTAATACTCTTGAAAATGAGCAAAGCCGTATTGATGATTTTTGTAAGGATTGTTCAATAAGGATTGTATCGGAAATATTTAAAAAAGCGGCAAAACGAAGCCCTGTTGATACAGGTGCTTTGAGAAGAGGCTTTACTATAACCGGTAACCTTGAAATGTCAAAAATCGGCGATACATTTAAGACAAGTGTTACTAATAATACTTCGTATGCCGATTATGTTGAATTCGGACACAGAATAAAGAACAGCGACAAGTTTGTTGACGGCTTTAAAATGTTGAGTACAGCAGAGGACGAGGTAAGAAATGTTATACCGACCTACCTTGAAAGAAGAATGAAAAAAGAGTTTGGAGATATGTTTACTAATGGCTGATTTATTAATTAATGGCGTATGTGATGCTTTATATAACGAGTTCGGCGATGATTACGAATACTATATTGATGAAATTAAGCAGGGTTTAAATAAATCCTGCTTTTTCATTAGTTATGTTCGCAACGCTCAAAACAGATTTATAAATAATCGTTTGCGCTCTGAAAATCGTATATCAATTCAGTTTATACCAATTGATGATGTGAGCGCCGAAAAGCGTAGCGAGATATCCAACAGGCTTTATACCTGTTTGGATTGTATTGATGACGGAGAGGATAAGTTTTTCGGTAAGGATATGCAATGCGAGCCACTTAGCGACAATATGCTCAATTTTCAGGTAAGCTATAACTTCTTTAAAAAGGTAGTCGGTGATAATGTAGACAAAATGAATGAGTTGAAATTAAATCAAAGGTGATTAAATGAAAAAAACAGAAACAAAATACACAAAAGAGCAGTTGATTAACTCGGATGCTTTTTCAAGTAATCGAGATTTGTTGACTGCTCTTCTTATTGACGGTGAAATATATACCGTTAAAGAAACTCACGAATTAATCAAAAAGTATTTGAAAGGAAAGGTGAAATAATATGGCTTTTGGCGGCGGTGCTTTTACAGCACAAAACAAGACTTTGCCGGGTGCATATATTAACTTTGTATCAGCGGCTAATGCATCAACTGCTTTATCAGACAGAGGAATTGCAACAATTGCATTGCCTCTTAATTGGGGTGCGGATGATAAGGTGTTTACGGTGACAGCTTCGGATTTTAAAAAGAACAGCAATACGATTTTCGGCTATTCTTTTGATGCCGACGAGCTTAAGCCTGTGCGTGAAATCTTTAAGAACGCTATAACACTTCATTGCTTCCGCTTAAATGGTGGTGGCAAGCAAGCTGAATGTACCTTTGCAAAAGCAAAATACACAGGCACAAGAGGAAACGATATTGCTATTGTGATTGAGAAGAATGTTGACGAGCAAAGCAAATTTGATGTTAAAACAGTTTTTGATAATAAGACTGTTGATATTCAAACTGTAGCTAAGGCAAGTGAACTTGTTGATAATGAATTTGTTACATTCATTTCATCAGCTAATCTTATCGTGACAGCTAAAACTGCCCTTACAGGTGGTACTAACGGTACAGCAGACGGTGAATCACACCAAAAATACCTTGATAAAATTGAGAGGTATTCATTTAACGCAATGGGTGTTGCAACTGAGGACGATAGCACAAAAGAGCTTTACATAAGCTTTTGTAAGCGACTTCGTGATGAGGTAGGCAAGAAATTTCAGCTTGTTGTTTATAACAAGAAAGCTGATTATGAGGGTGTTGTCAACCTTAAAAATGATGTTACAGACGGTGCTACAAAGGCAGACCTTGTTTATTGGGTAACAGGTCTTATTGCAGGTGTTGCGGTCAATAAATCTTGCACTAATACTAAATATGACGGCGAATATACCGTTAATGTTGATTATACGCAGGCACAGCTTGAACAGGCTATCAAAGACGGCGAGTTCACGCTTCAGCAGAGCGATGATAATATTTGTGTATTATCCGATATCAACTCTCTTGTTACTGTTACAGTTGCAAAGGGCGATGACTTTAAATCTAATCAGACGATTCGAGTTCTCGACCAAATTGCAAATGATATTGCTGTTATGTTCAACACAAGATATCTTGGTATTATTCCTAATGACCGAGGCGGCAGAAATTCGCTTTGGAAAGATATTGTTAAGCATCACAAGGAATTAGAGCAAATCAGGGCGATTGAGGACTTTAACAGCGATACAGTTATCGTTGAGCAGGGTGACACAAAGAAATCTGTTGTAGTGACAGAAGCGGTTACACCTGTAAACGCTATGGAACAGCTCTATATGACTGTTACAATACAGTAAAAAGGGAGGTATAAGATACAATGACTAAAAGTATTATGAATGCAAAAGATACCGTATCTGCGAAACTTGCAGAGTGTTATGTTACTGTCGACGGAAACAGATACAATTTTATGCAGGCAATTAAGCTTGAGGCTAAGGTTGAAAAGACCAAAACTGAAGTACCTATATTGGGTAAAACAGGTAAGGGTAATAAGTCTACAGGTTGGAAAGGCTCAGGCTCTGCAACATTCCATTATAACACTTCAATTTTCCGTGAACTTCTCGAAAGATATAAGAGAACAGGCGAAGATGTTTATTTCGATATTGAGGTAACCAACGAGGACCCGACTTCAAGCGTAGGCTTACAGACCGTAAACCTTATCAATTGTAATATTGACGGCGGCATCCTTGCAAAATTTGATGCCGACGGTGAATACCTTGACGAGGATATGGACTTTACTTTTGAGGATTTTGAAATTCCTAACAAATTCAACAAGCTTGCAGGAATGTAAGCAAAATAATTATAGGGGGCTGATTATTCAGTCCCTTACTTTTTTTAAAAACGAAAGGATAAATAACTATGTCAAAATTCAGTAGATTTCTTAAAGAAAATAAAGCAGTAAGGGAAAATGTTAAGTATGTCCCTACGAAGTCATTTACCGATGAAAACGGCAATCCGATTGAATGGACTATTAAACCGCTTACCACTAAAGAAGCTGAGGCTATGAGAGATAAGTACACAAAGGATGTACCTATTCTTGGCAAACCTAATCAGTTTAAACAACAGCTTGATGTTGCTAAGTATAATGCTTCTCTTATTGCAAAATCGGTTGTTGAGCCGAATCTTAATGATGCTGAGTTACAGGACAGCTACGGCGTAAAGACACCTGAGGCTCTTATTGTTGAGATGATTGATAACCCCGGCGAATATTCACAGTTCCTTGTTTTCGTGACAGAACTCAACGGCTTTACTGACATTAACGATGATGTCGAAAAGGCAAAAAACTAATTCAAGAGGACGGAGATGCGGCTTATGCACACTACGCCCTCCAAAAATTACGAATATTGCCCTCGATTTTTGCGAATTTACCGCAAAAAGAAAGAGCCTTTATTATAGCTTCTATTGATTTAAGAGTAGAGGCTGAGGACAAGGCTCGAAAAGATTTAAAATGAAAGGACTGATAAAATGGCAACTATAACAACTACACTAACTATTGCCGACAGAATGACAGCACCATTGCGTAATATCACTTCTGCTTTGCAATATACGGTCGATGCCTTGCATTCAGTCAATACGGCTACGGTTAAGGGCTTTGATACTACTGCAGTTGATAAGGCACAGAGAGCGATTAATATGTGTAATAATGAAATTAACAAGATTAATTCTACCGTAACTACAGCAGGAAATTCAGTTCAGCGTTCAACAGCTAAAATGAGTAATGGCTTTAATACTGCTAAATTATCGGTGTCAAAACTTCTCTCCGTTATAGGTGGACTAAGTGTTGTTCAAAAAATGAGCAATGTTGTAACAGGTCAATTAGACAGCGCATTTAAGCGTATGGATACTATGACTAATTATAACAGGACAATGACTGCCATTACAGGTAGTGCTCAAATGGCAAAAGCATCATTAAACGGAATAAAAGATTCTGTAACAGGAACTGCGTATGGTCTTGATATTGCTGCGAGCGCTGTTCAAAACTTTGTTACAAGGGGTATGGATATCGGAAATGCTACAAGCGAGGTTACTAAGTGGCTTGATGCTGTTTCATTTTACGGACCCGGAACTAACGAGGCTTTAGGTACCGTTACTGATGCGCTTGGTAAGATGATGTCAAAAGGCACAGTTGAAATGGAACAGCTAAATCGATTGACTGATGTAGGTATTAACGCTGTCGGTATTTATGCTCAGGCTACAGGTCAAAGTGCGAGTGCTGTTCAAAATGCTTTGAGCAAAGGTACTATCAGTTCACAAAACTTTATTACAACTGTTTCTACGGCTTTTGAAGAGGGTACTAACGGTGTATTGAAAATAGCAGGGTCTGCAAAAGGAGCAGCTACAACTTGGAGCGCTACCTTTGATAATGCGAAAGCGGCAATAACAAGAGGACTGCAAAATTTTATAACCGAAGTAGATACGGCTGTCGAAAACGTATTTGGTAAGGACCTTAAAACTATTGTTGCCGATTTTGGTAAAACTACAGAAACGACACTTGGTAATTTGGGAACTTTAGCAGGTAATATTGTTACCATGGTCGGTCCTGCTTTTCAATCTTTCGATAGTTTTACAGAAAAAATCAGCGGAAGTATGGGAACAATCATTCCTTTATTTGCGGCAGGACTAATCATATTCGGATTATATAAAGGTGCAATTGCCGCAATAAATGGTTTGACTGCAATTCATTCGGCGGTGACAACTATCCAAGCATCTGTTCAAGCATGGCATAATAAAGAAGCTCAGGAAAATATAAAGAAAATGATTAAATGTGCAAGCGCAACAACTGTTGATACAGCAGCAAAAACTACTAATGCGGCAGCAACGGAAGCAGCTGCCGGGGCACAGTTTAGTCTAAATACGGCTATGCTTGCCTGTCCTGCCCTTATTGTGGCAGGGGCTTTGTTAGCAGTAATTGCGGTGATTACAGCTCTTGTGGCAAGTTTTAACGGTTTTAAAACTGAAACTACAACAGGCTTGCAGAATTTAGCAGGCTCGGTCTTTGTCGTCGGTGCAGGTATTTACAATTTCATTATAGGAATTATAAATGGAATCATTCAAATATTATATACGCTCTTTGTTAAGCCTGTAGAGGATGTTATGAATTGGGTTTATAACATTTTTACAGGTGGTTTTAACAATATAACTGATGCTTTCACTAATCTATTAGCAAAAATGCTTGGAGGTTTAGTAAGCTTTGCACAGGCATTTACAAGAATTTGGGATGATATTACAGGTCAAAATGTTACTGCTAAGCTTGATTCGGCAAAATCATACTTAGATAAAGTAGGCGCAAACGAATACTATACTAAGAAATTTGATTTTACGCCTAAGGGTATCAATCGCAAAACTTATAAAAATGCTTACGGCAAAGGTGTGGCATTTACCAATAAAATGACATCTAAACTTGTTGTTGATACAAACAACAACGACTTGACCGATATGCTCAACAAAATTTCAAATTCAACGGCTTCCACCGCTAACAGTGCATCAAGTATAAGTGATTCAGTTGCCTCTACAAGCGAAAACATTGAATACTTAAAGGATATGGCAGAAGAACAGATTATAAATCGCTATACTAACTCTGTTAATGTTGAAATGATTAATCATAACAACATAAGTAACGACCTTGATATTGACGATGTGACAGAGCATTTGAGAAGTACGATTGAGCAAGGGCTTAACTCTAACGCAGGGGGTAATCATTAATGTATTTAATGCAAATCGATGAATTCGTTTTTCCGATTACACCAAGCAAAATAACTCAAACAATGAAAAGCAATAATGAAACTGTCACTCTTATTAATGAGGGTGAGGTTTCTTACTGTAAATCGCCGAGTTTAATAGAGTTTAACATTAGTGACCTTATATTGCCACGATATAACTATCCTTTTGCGGCTGTTGGTAAATCAGGCACACCTGAAGCTTATGTTGAACAGCTTAGGGCTTACCAAACGGCTAAAAAGGTTGTTGCTTTTACGATTACAAGAAAATCGCCTAACGGTGCTACTGACAGCAATTACGAAAGCAAAAGCTATAAGGTTACTGTTGAAAATATCGAGGTAACCGAGGATGCTAAAGACCTTGGCACTGATGTATCAATAAATTTGACACTCAAAGAGTATAAAACTTGGGGCGCTAAAAGGTTAACGGCCAAGCCGCCTAAAACGGTTAAGACCAAAAAGAATGATACACTTTCAAGCCTTGCAAAAAAGTATTTCGGTGATACAGCAAAATGGAAAACAATTTACAATCTTAATAAAAAGACTGTTAAAAATTCCAAAAAGAAGCTACTTAAAAAGCTGAAAACCAATAAGGATAGGAAAAAAGCAAAATTGCTTCCCGGTCAAACGCTTAAGCTCAAAAAGACAGCTAAGAAGAAAAGGAGATAATCTATTATGGCGAATACAGGACTATTCGGACAGACAATGAATTTTGATACCTTTGTTTCTACATTTCTTGGCAAAGCAACTGATTATGACAGGGCTTACGGCGTTCAATGTGTCGATTTGATTTTGCTGTATATCGAAAAATGTATCACAGGTAAAAGTGCAGGCTTTAAAGGAAATGCTAAAGAGTGGTGGCTTAACCGTAAGTCGTCAACGTGGTTAAAAAACAATTTTGTTTTTATTACACCGACTTATAAAAAGAATAATGAGGTACAAAAGGGTGATATAGGAGTTAAAACGTCAGGTGGTGGCGGAAACGGTCATATCTTTATTATTGCAGGTGGCAATTCAAACGGTCGTTTCACTTATTACGACCAAAATGGAACAGGCAAGCACGATAAAATGTCTATCCGTATGGGTATTCCGTATAATAAGAATACTATTAACGGTATTCTTCGCCCAAAAAATCAAAGCAAATTAGGCAATTCGATACCTAATATAAAGTCCGATAAGAATGGTAGTTCTACGAGCAATGGAAACATAACAGGCGGCGGTACTGCTGCAAGCAGCGGTACGAAAAATAATCAAAGCTCAACAACAAAAGATACTTCGGCAGAAGAAATTAAGTATTTGAAAAAAATACTGAAAAATAAAACCAAAGTATCAACGGCAGTTAAGAACGTTACCATTACTGATACTAATAAGCAAAACCGCACATATGTTCAAACCGTTTGGCGGCATTTTACTACTACCCAAGGCTCATATATTGATAGGTATGTTCCTGTTAAAGAGGGCGCTAAAATTACTTGGGAAAGAAAAGGCACACCGGGGCAATTTGATTTTGAGGTTGTTTATGACGATAACCACAAATATAACATTCAAGAGGGCGACTGTATTATTGTTTCTCTTTGCAAAAGTGACGGAACTGACCCGAAAACAATGTTTGTAGGATATGTTTTTACAAAGAAAATCTCAAAAGACCGCATTTACAGCTATGTTGCTTATGACCAACTGCGTTATCTGAAAAATAAGGACTTCCTTATATACAAAAAGAAAACGGCATCGCAGGTCATTAAAACGGTGGCTAAGCGAATGAATTTGAAATACGGCTCAATAGCAGATACAAAATATAAAATGTCAGCTATAGAAGAGGGTTCGGAATGCTTCGATATTATTCAGGATGCGCTCGATAACACTATGCTTGAAAAAAGTCAAATATATGTTCTTTATGATAATTGCGGTAAACTGACATTGAAAAATATAAGCAATATGAAAAGGAATAGTTGCGTGGTTGATGTTGAAACAGCGCAGGATTATTCACTTGAAACCTCAATTGACAGTAATACATACAATCGAGTGAAAATTGTTTATGAAAAAACAAACAAAGATGATAAGAAAACAACCTATCATACTATTGTTTGTCAATCATCAAAAAGTATCAATCAATGGGGTGTACTTCAGCTTTACGAAAAGGTGGATAATATCAAGGTTGCAAAACTAAAGGCACAGGCATATATGAAAATGTATAACGCTAAAACAAAAAGCCTTACCATTAAAGATGTAATCGGCGATAGAAACGTAAGGGCAGGCTCAATGGTGCCTGTTATTATGAATTTGCCTAACTGTAAGATAAGCAGTTATTTGCTTGTTGAAAAGGTAACGCATAAATTTGAAAACGGAAAGCATACAATGGACCTTATTCTTTCAGGAGGTGGCTTTAATGGCAAGTAACTCTAATCTTGTTCAATTAATGAAAAGGGCGGCGATAGAGGCTGTGGATGCTTCTAAGCCCTGCATTATTAAGCTTGGCAGGGTTAAAAATGTCAGCCCTTTAAAAATATCGCTCGGTCAGAAAATAACAGTTGATGAGAGCTTTTTATATGTGACAAAAACAGCACGAGATAATATTAAGAAAACAGAAACGAGAGTAGTTTTACTCCGTCAGCAGGGCGGCGGTAAATATCTTGTTTTGGATGTTTTAGATTAGGAGGAAAAAATGGCATTTTCAAATGATGATTACATTTATGACGATGATATTATTGACGAATCGGCAGATGACGAGATTGATGATGAAGTCGATATTTCATCTTATCCTAATCGCACATTCAAAATGAATACAGCCGCTAAACGTTTTAGCGGAATGATTGACGAAGAAGATAGCGAAAGCGCTATAAGACAAGTCGTTTCTTGTATTTTGAATACGCAAAGATATAATGATGAAGCCTTTAGCAGTGACTACGGTTTTGAGTATCAAGACTTAATAGGTCAAGATAAAGACTATGTTTGTGCTGTTTTGCCAAGCAGAATTAAAGAAGCTTTAACAATGGACGACCGTATTGAGGACGTTACAGATTTTGATATTTCTGTAAAAA